CTTCTGGGCGTTGCCGTTGCCGCTGTCGGCGCGGGCGCTGGCGAAACCACGGGCCGCATCCGCCTGAACGGCGCTGCCCCGGCGGCTCTGACCTGATGACCGCCTTTGCCTCTGCCGTAAACGTCATTTTCGCAGATGCGAATATGGCAGAGGCCGCTACTTGGCTTGAGCAGGGCTTCCCGCCCGCTACGCCATGCCGGGTTGTTCGGCGCGCGCCAGACGAGATTACCGATTTCGGGCAGGGCCGGTTTCGGTCGGAGACGACCCGCTTTGATGTCCGCGTGGCCGATTGGGCGCGGCCTGCGGCGGGGGATATTCTGGTAGTCGGGGCAGACCGGTTCCGGGTGCAGGGTGAGCCGATGCGGGACACGGAACGGCTTGTGTGGACGCTGGACGTGGTGCCGGAATGAAGATGACGGTCTATATAGATGGCGATGTGAAGGCTCTAAGTCGCCGAATTTATCATGCCGCAGAACGCGCAGTAACCATTGCGATCCACGACGCAGGGTATGATGTGCAAATGAACTGGCGGGGCCAAGTGACGGGCGCGGGGCTGGGGCAGAGGCTTGCAAACACCATTCGCCGAAAGGACTATCCAGAAGGCGTAAGCAGCATCAATGCTGCGACGTATCTCTACGCCCGAACAAAGACAGACATTCTACGCTCACATAACGATGGGTCAATAATCCGGGCCAGAAACGGGGTCTTTCTGGCAATTCCGTTGCCAGCGGCGGGCAGAAATGATCGTGGTGGCCGGTGGACGCCTGGAACATGGCAATTCAGAAACGGCGTGCGCCTGCGGTTTGTAAAAACGCCCCGAGGCGGATTATTGGTTGCCGATGATTTCCGGCTGACAAAGGGCCGGGAAATTGGCATCCGAAAGCGCGGCAAAAGACGGAAAGACGGCATGTTGACGGGGGCGGCGTCTGTGCCGATCTTTGCCTTGGTGCGCCAAGTTAAAATGCCCAAGCGTCTTAACCTCTATCCAGCCGCGCAACAGATTGCGTCCCGTGTTCCATCGGCGATTGCTGCCAAGTTTCAGGCCATGAAATGACTTCCACCCGTGAAACCGTTATTCAGGCGCTTCATGCAACGCTAAAGGATGCACTGCAAAAAGTGCCGCCTGTGCGCGTTCTTCGGAATGAACCGTTGCCGGTTACAATCCCGCCGGATGGCTTAGTGATTGTCCGTGATGGAGTGCCAGGTGAACCGGAATACACGATGTCGCCTCTGCGCTGGCATTACGAGCATCGAGCCGAAGTAGAGGTTCTAGTGCAGATCAATGGCCGCGACGATGCCTTTGACCGCATTTGCGTCCTGATTGGCGCTGCGCTGGCGGCAGATCGGACTTTGGGCGGTCTTTGTGATTGGGCCGAGCCGGAAGCACCGCAACCATCAGATTTGCCTGTTGAAGGCGCGGAAACCATCAAGGCCGCAGTTATCGCGGTAGTCCTTCACTATACAACCGCCGATCCTCTCGGCTGAACAGGAGCCTAGCTTATGGCACGTCAACAGGGCGCGAAAACCGCCATCGCCTTTGCCTTTGAATCGACCTATGGCACGGCCCCGGTCAGCGGATACACGCAACTGCCGTTTATCACGTCATCCCTGAGCGCCGGACAACCGTTGCTGGATGATGACATTCTGGGCCTTGGCCGCGATCCGGCAGCGCCGATCAAGGATGCGCTGACCGCAGACGGGGACCATGTGATTCCCATTGACACGGACGGCATTGGATATTGGCTGAAACTGGTGTTTGGCAGCCCTGCCACGAGCGGCACGACGCCAAAGACACACACGTTCCAGTCTGGCAACTGGACGCTGCCAAGCGCTTCGATTGAAACGCAGATGCCGGACGTGCCGAGTTTCCCGATGTATTCGGGCGTGATGGCCGACCGGCTGTCATTCTCAATGACGCGATCCGGGCTGTTGCAGGCAACGGTCGGTCTGGTGGCGCAGGGGGAAACGCTGGCGACGGCCACGGCGGCAGGTACGCTGGGGCAACTGGCAACCCTTACGCGGTTCGGCCATTTCAACGGGGCGATCCGTAGGGATGGGTCAACGCTGGCAAATATCGTGTCTGCCGAAGTCAACTACATGAACAATCTCGACCGGATCGAAACAATCCGGTCGGATGGCAAGATCGACGGCCTGGACCCGAGCAAAGCAATGATGAACGGCAATATCGTGGCCCGGTTTGCCGATACCACGCTGCTGACGCAGGCGATCAATGGCACGCCTTGTTCGCTGGAATTTGCGTGGACCATCGGTGCCAATGCCAGCCTGACAATCACGGCCCATGCGGTATATCTGCCGCGCCCGCGCCGGGAGATTTCCGGGCCTTCGGGAATGCAGGTCACATTTGACTGGCAGGCGGCAAGAGCAACATCGCCTGCGCGTATGGCAACTGCCGTTCTGGTCAACACAGTGGCGTCGTACTGATGATCCGGTTGAACCTGAAAAAAGAGCCGTTCTGGATTGATCTGACCGAAGGCGTGCGGGTGCTGGTGGCCCCGTTCACGTCGTCCATTTTGTCAGCAGCGTCCACATCGCCCGCGATGCGGGAATTGCCGCAGGATGCCGGGGTGGATCATCGGTTCTTCGTTCTCAGCATCGAAGTGGCGAAACGCGCAATTCTGGAATGGGAAGGTGTAGGCGATGATGCCGGGGAGCCGGTGGAACCGACACCGGAAGGCATTGCGGCGCTGATGGACATTTATGTTTTCGCCCGCGCCTTCGCACGGGATTATGTGACGCGCGGCTTGATGGTGAGTGCGGAAAAAAACGTCTGAGCGCCCTTGCCACTTGGCATTATACCCCCGGCGGGGGCGCTGAATACTGTGCGGCCTGCCCGTCACCCTGCGAGGATTGCGCTTATACCGTCAACCGGCCCGAAACATGGGAAGGCTGGCAGGTTTGGGATTTGGCAACCCGGCTGGGTGGACAGATCAGGGCGGTGCCAGGGGCAGTGATCGGCTTTGATATGACGGCGGCGCTGGCAATGGCGCGGGCCACTGGCGTTGACGAATGCTGCGTAGCGGAAATGTTGCCGGTTATTGAGGCCGTTATGGTGAACCGGATGAATGAAAAGGCGCAAGACTAATGGCCGATAAAAGCGTTAGTTTTCGTTTGGGCGTTGTCGGTGGCGACCGGGCGCGGGCAGAGTTTGCCAGTGTCGGGGCCGCTGGCCGTGATGCTTTCCGGGACATTGACCGTTTTTCGCGGTCTGGATCGAACGGCCTGCAAAACTTCGGCTTTCAGGTGCAGGACTTTGCCGTACAGGTCGGGGCGGGAACATCTGCATCGCAGGCATTGGCGCAACAGTTGCCGCAGTTGCTTTCCGGCTTTGGGCTTTTGGGTATTGCCCTGGGTACGGCATCGGCCATTGCGATTCCGCTGGGGTCTGCTCTGCTCGGGGTCAAGGAAAAGGCGGAAAGCTTCGACGCAGTGCTGGGGAACATGAATGCCTCAGTGAAGGAATTGGAAGAAACATCGCGCGCCTTCACCGCAGGCGGTCTTACCGACCTGATCGAAAAGTATGGTGAAGCAAGCGCAGAGGTTCTGCTTCTGATAGAACGGCAGCGGCAGTTGGCCGTCGATAATGCGCTGGGTCAGGCCAAGGCCGCTATTGCCGCAACCAATGCGGAGATTGACAGCCTGTTTAGCAACCGGGTTGGCGACCTTGCCGACTTTCTGGGTGTCGAGGAATCGGTGCGGAAGGTCGATAACTTCGGCAATGCAATCCGGGCCGTGAACCCGGTGATCGCGGACTTCGAGGCGGGTCTAGAGGCAGCGTCATCTGCCGCAACTTTCGCAGAGCAAGCGGATTCGGTGGCAAAGCTGCTGACCTTGATGGATGGCACGGCTGCGAAGGGCAGCGACCTTTACAACTCTTTTGTCGAGGCGGAATCGGCGTTGCGGGCCATGAATGTGGCGGGCGGGGGCGTGAACGGCTGGCTTGATGGCGCTATCGTCGGGGCTGGTGATCTGGCCGGGAATTTGTGGGAGGCCGCGCGGGCCGCGTTTAGCGTAGGGCAAAACCAATCGGCGGCGGCGGCAGCGCGCGCAGCGGCGCAAATCGCGATTGATGATGGTATGGTCTATTCAGGCCGTGGCGGTGATCCACGGCAATTCATGCCTGGGGAAAGCGGCAGCTTCAACCGTGATTTTTTCCAGATGCCAAAGCCTGTGGGCGGCGGTGGCCGTGCAGGTCGCCGTAGCGGCGGCGGTGGCGTGCCAAGAATTTCGGATGACGAACGTGAGGCCGCGCGGATATTCGACGAGACGCGGACGGCGGCGGAAAAATACGGGATTGAACTGGAAAAGCTGAACGACCTGAAAGCATCCGGCGCGCTGGATAGCGATACCTACGCCCGTGCAATGCAAGCGCTCAAGGAAACGACCGACGATGCGACCGAAAAAGCCAAAGCGCTTAATGCAGAGTTTGAAAGCACCTTCGCGAACATCGTGACCGGGGCCAAGAGCGGCGAGGAAGCACTGGCCGACCTGTTCAATTCCCTTGCCGATCAGTTGGCGCGGTCTGCCTT